TGTTCGCCTTTCGTTCTCTTTAAGAAAAAAAAAAAAATTAATAACACTAACGTGTACTACTCATAGTTAAAAAGATATCAGAGCTATGATAACTATGAAACCATCTATCACACGGCCTGTTTGATCCCTCACACACCCCCCTATACCAGAATCGATCTGAGTGCGCCCAAACGCAGTTAAAGCCGCTAGAATCAGCGGCTTACCTGTTTAAATTGGAGATAGAACCTAGTAGTCGAGTGATCTCCATTGTTCTAAGTCAGTTGCACGTAGGGCTGAGGCATGCAACGCAGTACGCTCCTGTCTGCGCGAGGCACTTATGGTAGCTGTGACAGTGTGATAGATCAGAGCAGCTATAGCAGCGGAGGGGAGTAATAGCATCATTATCCACGCCCTGTATATGCAGCTAATGCTTCACGTGAGTAAAGCAATTTATACTCACAGGTTTCATCTGAATCTAAGATGTCGCGCAAAAGTTGCTCAAGACCTAGCCAGTCCATCTTGAGTGTACGATTGTTCCATTTATAATCTATGCGCTCGCGAAAGGTCATAACGCTCCTATACTTAAGATTAACTATAAGCATGGTAACACCCACGCATGGTTACTTCAATACATCTTATGTGCTATTGACAAGCGCGTGCGAGCTATGAGTTATGATAGCGTTATCATAGCTATTGATAGCATAGCTATTGATGCTCTCGTTAGTAACAGAGTAATAAACACTCGCTCGCCCTCTAAAATTTCTGCTCGGGCTGCGCCCGGCAGGGGGACCTCAAAATAAAATTCTTAGTTTTTCTAAAGAGGGGTAATACATTTAAAATAGATATAATACTTAGTTTCAATATGATACTTAGTTTTGTCTGCATCAATTATAACTTCTTGCGCTCGCAGGGGTAACGCGGGCAGCGTTTTTCGGCTCGCCCGTGCATTTTGACCCATCAAATTACCGAAATGGCCCTTTTTATACCTTGACGTATCCTTATATATAGCGCATGATTATAGCTGGCCTAGCTCCCTAACAACTGACTATATGAGCACTCAACTATGACTACGCCACGACTATCAGCGTCCGCAGCGAATGATACTAGGTTAACTGCAGCTAGTTCAGATGACTGCTTTGGCGCGGAAAAGATCGCTAAATCTGAAAGTTTGAGTGCTCTTTTTTCCTATTTTAAAAACTGGTCTAAACAAGATCCAAGTCTTAAATTTAGAGAAGAGTCAGTCATCAAAATAGATGAAGAGGCTGCAGCATGATTCAAACATCTTCAGGCAATATTTCAGTTAAGCCACGCAAGGGTCGTTACTTTCGACGCCACTTGCGTATGGAACAAGCAGCCCAACTTGAAGCATCTGGGCAGTACTCTAACAACGAAATTGCTCAAATTCTAGGTGTGCAGTTACCTACATTGCACCAGATGAAAGCTCAGCCCGAATATTTAATTAAGCGCGCAGAGCTTATGACCGGAGTTGTTATAGATTTACAGGGTGGTTTAAGAGCCGATGCTGACAACCTTCGTCGTGAAATCCAAGATATGTTGCCATCTGCACTCAGAACGCTACGAAATGCAGTACAGCGAGGCGCGGTTAACAACGCCCCTATTAATGACATTAAAGTCGGTATGGAAGCGGCCAAAGAAATTATGGACCGCGAAGGCACATTTAGCAAGGTGTCAAAATCCGAAATTAAAATCAAGGAAGCTCCTAACCTTACAATACTTGAACAAACGGAAACTGATCTCCTTAAGTTACTTCAGGACGCACAAGCAGCGCGCGAAATTACAGATGCTGTTTCGGGAGAGAAGTTATCAAGAACTGAGCAAGCTATAACTCTCAGTGAGTTCATTAGTTCCGCAGGTGATAAATCTGCTCAGGCCCGTATGGCTCAATTTATTAAACTTGAAGACTTTGATTCAGATGTAACGCAGTAGTTACTGTTCCGAAGGGAGTAGACTTAAAACCAATATGAAAGTTTCTCGGAAGCATATAATTGCTGCTATAGAAAATGCTACTAAGTTAACATTTTTTACTAAATATTCAATTAAAGCTATTCCTTACGTAGGTAAAAACAAAAGTACTGGTGAATTTGGTTGGACTATTGCTATTGTACCTAATAAGGATTAATTGTCAGATTCGTTCACAGACCGAGTTGTAACGGCCATTATAGATGAGGCCAATCGTCAAGAAGATTATTACACTGACGAACTCGGTGGCGTTTTTGTATCGCAGCAAATCATTAATAGTTGGACTTTACTTCCAACAAGCAATCTAACTAATGATGAATCCAAACGTGTAGCAATTCGCCTGAATTGTTTGGCTAGTCTCTTCTATCTGGCCCGTTATGTATTAGGCTTCGATCGTCTTCAGACCAATCCTGACATATCAAAGAACCTTCATTTTAACATGACTGCATGTGTAATGAAGGATGGTCTTAAAGAGACTATTGAAATCCCCCGCGATCATTATAAATCTACAATCTTCTCTCAAGCTTTTCCAATTTTCAGAGCCCTTCCTTTCACAGATAGGGATGAAGATTTGATGAGAAAGCTTGGTTATGGAGATACGTTTATAGCTTGGATGCACCGCGCACATAATCAGGATGTGCGTATCCTTGTCGCGTCGGAGACACAGCACAATGCTATTAAGCTTGGGACTAAACTCTCCAATCATTATGAGTCAAACGAACTTTTTAAGTGGGTTTTCCCAGAGATTATTCCTGACGCATCGTGTACGTGGACTAACGAATCTCTTCACCAGAAAAGAACTCCGAAAGGTCGCCAGCACGGCGAAGGTACTTTTGACCTTATTGGTGTTGGGGCTGCTTTGCAATCTCGTCATTATGACGATGTTGTACAAGATGACCTCGTTGGTCGTAAGGCATTAAAATCCGAAGTTGTAATGAACGATACGATTGAGTATCATCGGCTTCTTGTAGGTGCGTTTGATTCACATTCAGGCAATGGTGGTAGAGATAATAATGAAATCATAGTTGGAAATCGCTGGAGCTTTAAAGACCTCAATAGCTGGGTCAGAGATAATGAACCGTATTTTAACTTTATTACTCATTCCGCACTCGGAGGTTGTTGCTCATTACATCCTTACGGGACGCCTATATTCCCCGAAGCGTTTACAGTTGAGAAACTTGCTCGCTGGAAGAAACGACTTGGAGCGTATTTATTCTCATGTCAGTTCCTTAACTTTCCTATTAATCCCGAACTATGTAAGTTTGAACTTAAAGACCTCGGACACTTTCACTTTGAAAAAGACTACTCTGCACAGACGGGTGGAGTACTTCCATACTCTCATCTGACAGGACCAGTGCGTGAAGTGGCTTCAACCCTACAGAAAACTTATCGTGTTAAATTAATTCATGAAGTTAAAGAGGGAATGCCAGTCAAGAAAGATATCTTTCCTACCGCATTAGATCGCTATATGATAGTTGATCCAAACCACTCAGGTAAAAAAGGTCGCTGTCGTCATGCCATTACAGTTACCGGAGTTAATCAAACCACTAACTTTATATATCTGTTGGACGTGTGGGCTAAAAGTACAGACCCGGCTGAATTTGTCGATGTTATGTTCCGCAAAGCTGTGCAATGGCGTCTTAACGAAATATGGTTGGAAACCGTGGGTGCGCAGAAGTATCTCAAGTATCATTTAGAATACTTCAAAAAAGTAAACGCAGCAACAATGCCAGAGATTCAGCACATCAAGATCAAAGATTTAAAGTATGACAATCAAGAAGATGCTAAGAAAACTCGTATTGAGTCAATGCAACCTATATACAATCGCGGGCAGTTCTTTATTCGGTCTGACGACAAAAGTAGCCGCGTCTTCCTTGAAGAATATGAAGCGTATGGAAACAAGAATGGGCTAATTGATGTGTTAGATACACTCGGTTATGGACCTCAAGTTTGGAAGTTTAATCAAATCTCAGATCAAGAAATGGCTGCGGTGTTTGCGCAGAGGGCCTTAAATTTTCAGAGAGCTATGCACGGCATCCAAAACTAAGTAAGGTGGGGCCATGCTTGATAAAGGGACAGTTGAATTAAAAGTCTCACTTTATAAGTTTCTCATAACTCTGCTCTTAGGTGGTAATACAGGACTTCTCGGATTCTTAATTAGATTTATCTGGAAGTGGTATCGCAAGTATAAAGATGCGATAATGGTCTATATAGAGGAACATGAAAGACTTGTTGAAGACTATATTCGGAGGCATCCAGAAGAATTGGGGACATACCCAAACTACTTCACAAATCCCTCTTCGGCAAGTCACAAACCTAAAAACAGAGCAAGACGACCTATTAGAGTTGATAGGCCATTTCAGAGAAGAGAAGATCAAAGTACAGACAATTCAACAGAATAAAGGAGTCACCATGTCATTGACCTGGAAAAGTATTGGTCACGCATTTGCATCGGGATTCTCGTCAATTGTACGAGGTTCTAAGTATATTGAATCAGGACTTGTAAAAGTCGAAAGCAGCGCACCAACAGTTGAGAGATTGTCTGCACTTATTCCCGGCTATGGACCGCAGATTGTAGCTATAGAACAAGTTAGCTATGCAGCACTTGGTATGCTAGTTGGTGGTCTGCACTATAGCGGAGCGGCTTTTGAACAGAACCTACTTAACTCTGGCTCGGATCAGACTGCTATTGATACGATTAAGCAGCTAATTGTACAGTATCCATCGCTAGTTGCAGATGTTGAAGCTGTTTTCGGTAAGCCGCTGGTGGGAACTATTGCAGCGGTAGCACTTAAACCTCCGCCTCCAAGTCCTGAACCGCTTGCTAAACCCATTTAAAAGTAATTAAATCTAAGTTAGAGAGCTGCTATGCAGAATGCAATGAATACCGCGACAAATTTCTTTAATCAGAATCTATACGGTTTTCTCATTCTTCTCATAGCAGCTTTCTTTTACTATATGAATAAGGATGTAGCTGGAGCAACTTTCTTTGGGGCCGGTGCAGCTTTAATGGGTGTTCGTAATCAAGCACCACAGCAGCCTAATACTGAGACTGTTACTTCAATTAAGCAGCTAACTCCAGTATCTACTGAATCTCAAAGTGGAGTGAAATAAGATGCCATTCCCTAAAGTATTGTCTCTTGAGAAAGAAATTACTAATTCAGAGATGATGACTGATTTGAAGACGTATATCTTTAATCAGGTATCATATTTGATGGTCAAGACTCAAAATCTGAGGGAAGAATTATTGCCGAAGTGGGTTAAAACTTATAAGGGAACTCCTGAAGTTGAGCGTAAGTCTTTCCCGTGGCCAGAAGCATCTAATCTTGTAGTTCAATTGTGTGCAACTCATGCAGATGAATTGCTCTCACGCATCATGTCGATCTATCAAAGCGATCAATTGTTCGTTGCGCAGATACTTGGGGATTGGAAAAAGGGTATTGGAGACGATCAGCGAGCTATGATTGAGACATTTATGTCAGATGTCTCTCTTGATCCGATGGAACTTGATCTATACCGCGTTGAGGAAGTTGTATTTGCCTCCGCAGGACGTTATGGCACTGGAATTGCTAAGTTTCCTTGGTTATTTGCCGAAGAGCAAGTATATACCGGTATGGAATCAGGCACAAAATTTGAAACAAAGACGATATTTGATAATCCAAGGCCCGAAAATGTACCACTCAACAGATTTATAATTGATCCCCAGACCACAAACATTCGTAATGCAGACTTCTTTGCTCATATAGTTCCTTATAAGAAGCCTCAACTCAGGGATCTTATAAATCGCAATGAAGATTCTCATATTTTTAATAAAGCATCCCTTGAAAAAGTTATGGCAATGGGTCCAGATAGACCTGGACCGGATTATATGCAAGCCATGCAAGAAGAATCCAAGGGCATGAATAACAATTGGGGCAATGTTGGAGGCGAGTGGGACTTTCACGAGTGCTGGCTTGCTTGGTGGATGGGCGGAAAGAAATATCGCCTTATTGCTCATTGGCATCACAAATCTCAAACTTTGATTGGTGGTATATTTAATCCTTATCCAAACAACGAAGCTTGCTTCGAGGATGCGAAACTTGCTTATGACGATGACACTTACTTTGGTTACGGATTCATGGAAATGTTGGAGATGTACCAACGAGAAGTTTCGAGAAATCATAATCAACGTGTTGATAATCGTGATCTCGCAAACACTGGGGTTGTCAGAGTTAACGTCGGATCAAGTCTCGCAAGCGTAATTCAGATTTATCCCGGAGCAGTTATACCTGCGCCAAAAGATGATCTAGAGCTGATGACTCTAGGAAACGCTATGCAGACCACAACTGAAGATGAGCAACTTACTCTTGCTCTAGCTAAAGATAGATCGGGAGTTGATCCCGCAGTGGGTGGTGCAGGCGGTGGTATAGTTAATCAGAAGCGCGGTGTTTATTCTGCTCAGGGCACAGCAATAGCTATGCAGCAGTCTAATAATCGTAACAACTTGCGCATGTCTGATATGCGCTCAGCCCATACTAGAATGGGTCGTAAGATGTTGACCATGTATGCTACCTATGGCGTAAATGGTAATCGACTGCGCAGCTACGGAGATAAAGCTCAGATTCTTAAGGCAGCTCTTGAGAATTATCGCAACGGTAAACTTGGACTTTTAATCAAGCCCGCCACTGCAAGCAATAATAAAGAGCTAGAGAAACAGAATGATATGCTCTTGCTTACAACTCTAGAACGTATTCAAATGTCAGACCAGCAAACTGTAGCAGCGATTACAACTCAAGACCAAATGCCACCAGATTTAAAACAATATATGATGGATTGTCTTGTAGCAAAGAATGCTCTAGTACGTAGAATCCTTCGGGAGTTTGAGCATCCAGATGTTGATAGACTTGCACCATTGCCAGCAATTATTCAGAAAATGTTAGAGGAGCAACAAAATGGACTCGACGACAGAATCAACTCAACCGGTATCAGGGGCGGCGGGAGTTCTGGAGCTTCAGACTCCGTGGCCCAAACTAATAGACAAGTACCGCAACTTGGAGGCTCTGTACCAGTTTCCGGAAATGGCAATGGTGCTGGAGTACCTCAACTTTCGACGGGTGCTGCTGATTCAGGAGATATTATACAATAGCAAGTTAACTCTTGATGAATTAAATAAACATCGCGGTGCTTTACATGAACTAGATCAAATAATGCTTCTCCCTCAGACAGCAAAGAAAAGATATGAAATGGGACAGCAGACAGGTATGAAAGAAGTAAATTGAAACTTGAATTAAATAGTCAGTACTAAGGAGAAAGCAAATGCCAAATTGGCTTGACTTTGGAAAACCAAAACCAGGTGATAATAAAGATGATAAAGTCATCGAAATTACACCTGAATCTATTAACAAATCCATTAATGATAACAAAACTGAGTTTGAAAAGAAACTCACAGACTTGGGTGATAGTATTAATAATCATCCTACTCTGCTAGCTATGAAAGATTTTTTGGATGCACAGAAGACTGCATCAGAACAAGCAGCCGCTCGTCGCGCAGCAGAATCAAGACAGCAAGGCGAAAAGAAGTTTGAAGGTATGGACGATACAACGCGAGAATATGTAAATGAAACGTTGCGTCCTATTGCGCAGGCGACTCTGATGCAGCAAGGAAATGAAATGCGTCGTAGCATTTTTGATGATGAAGAAGCATTTCCTTTCTATACTGGAGGTCTTAAAGCAAAGATTGATGCTTTGCTTGATGCGCAGCCATTGGAGCAGCGAGCTAATCCTGAAATCATCCGCAATGTTTATAAGATCGTTGTATTCGATAACGAAAAAGACATTAAGGAAAACAAGATTAAATCTCGCTTGACTTCAGCTAGCAATGCTGGAACTGGAACAGGTGCTCCGGGTTCTGGAGATAAGACTGCAATGCCAGTTCTTACAGCGCAAATGCAGTCTGTGGCTAAAGCAATGGGAATGTCAGATGCAGAATACGCAGCTTCGATGAAGGAACTGCAGGACGCAGGACAATATGCCTAATAATCCAATTGTACCTCCCACAGTTCCTCCTAACTCTGCGAAACCGGAGCAACAGAAACCTGTAAATGAAGTTAAAACCGAAGCCAATTCATTCACGGGCGGAATTAATCGCAGTGTTCCTGTAGATGATCCAACTGTACAGCAAGTCGCGCAGGAAGCTACAGGTAAGAAGATGACGTATGCAGAGCAAGTTGAATTTATCAAGAATCTTCCAGATGACTTGATGATTAAATTTGCAAAGCGAGTTCAAGAAACTATTCAGGAATCTACTGCAGAACAGAAAGCTAGTAAAAAGAAACTTGAATATGTAACTGACTTTTCAACGTTGCAGGAAGCTTCAGTGTTTGATCTAAATACTCCAATTCAGGCAATTGACCATCAAATTCCTGAGTATTTAGATATCAAGTTGATTGATCCAAACTTCTCGCCGCGCTGGATTCAAACTTCATCGAAGCGAATTGGTACAGCAAGATCGCAGGGTTGGTCTTATATTGAAGCAGAAGACCTCGCAGAAGAATTAAAGGTTGAGATTGAAGCAGATGCTGCAGGACATTTCGTTTACATTGATACGGTAGCGATGAAAATTTCTAAGGCAAAGCTTTATTCTCAGCTTCGCAGCAATTATCTTCGTGCAATTGCACTTACGCAGCAATCAAAATTGCATGAGAAGATGAAACAAACCATTGAAAGTGAAATTGAACGTTCGATGGATGATAAAACAGGTATTCCACTTGGAGATGCTTGGCATAAGTATAACTCTGAGGGTAAGATGACGACTTATTCACCATTGGGTTAAGTTTAAAATCAAACAAGTTTAAAAATAGATTGGCTTTAAAAGCTGACGTTAGTTGCAAAGGGTGCACCACCAGAAAAGAAACATAAAAGAAGAAGGAGATTGATGAAATGGCAGCAAATATCGCAGTTCATACTCCAATCTTTCCTGTAGAAACTGATTCCGGAAATACTGATCGTACTCAAGCAATTCCGGAACTTGCAGGACAGACGTTTAAACAGGGTGTGCCCGTCCAACTAACTGAACCCGCGGGATTTATTCAGAAGTGGGATGGTACAACAGTTGTTTCAGGTATTGCAGGCGTTTCTTCTGCATTTGGCCAGAATCTTGGCACAAGTGGCGCTGGCGCACCTGGATTCGGCTATGGACAGGTAACTGGAAATAAAGCATTGCAGACCTATGGTTCAGTTCTTAATGAACCTAATGCGGTTAACATTGCTTTGGGAACTCCTGCAATTGATGGACGCACTTTGTTTTTCGTTGCAAATGGAGATACTCGATTCCAGATTCAGGTTGATAACTCTTCAGGAACTGTACCTGCGGATTACACTCCCACCTTGCTACAGATGCTTGGAAACCAGTATGGAATTACGTTTGATGCTGGCGGAACTTGCTATCTGGACGCAGCTTTGAGTACGCCCGGAACAAATACAGTATTTCAAGTGCTTGACTATGACACGGTTGATGGTAACTTGGTCAATGGTCATGTAATTGGAAAGTTCATTTCTACAGTTCGGCAGCTTTCTTAACCTCAGTCTGAATAACTGAGCTTCTGTAATTAGCTTTAAAATTCAAAATGAGGTAGAGAGATGAGCCAAGTAAGAGGACAGTTTTATCAGCTCATGGCTCCCGGTCTTAAGAAGATTTACAAAGACTGGCAGGACACTGAGCAGCGCGCAGAGGAATATCCCACAGTATTTAATGTGAAAAATTCCGATGCAATGTATGAGCAGGAACTTGAGATGGCAGGTGTTGGGCCATTGCAGGAGAAACCTGAGAATACACCTACGCAGTACACAGCTATGATTCAGGGCGGCAGCTATCGCTTTCTGCATCTTACTTATTCGCTCGGAATTAGAACGAGTAAGGAACTGATGGATGATGACCAGTATGGTTTGATTCGTCAGGGTCCAAAAACGCTGGCGAGGTCTTCAAGATTTACGCGCGAAGTTATTGCTTGGTCTATCTTCAATCAGGGCTTTAGCAATAACGTCGTAACGTTTGATGGAAATCCGCTGTTCTTCAACCAGCATAACTTGCTCGGTGGTTCGCAGGCTACTGCACTTGCTCCGGGACTTGGCAATATCATCACTGCTGCAGGTACGTATCCTAATCGTCCGCAGACTGATATTGATCTATCTCTTGCAGGTTTGCAGCTTGCAATTAACCAAGCAAATCGCATGGTTGATAATAGAGGCTTTCCTATTGCAACAAAGTGGAAGCATCTGTTAATTCCGCCAGAGTTGATTTTCATCGCGCGTGAGATTCTAGGTTCTCCGGGTAAACCGTTCACGTCTGACAACGAGATTAACTCTATTCTTCCTGAGAATCTTGATGTCATGCAGTGTCATTACTTCACATCTGCTTCTAGCTGGTTCTTAACTGCAGATAAGTCTGACACCGCACTCACATTCTATAACCGTGAGCGTGAGACTACCACATTTGACAATGACTTTGACACGGATGCAATTAAACAGAAGGTTCGTTTCAGAGTTAGTGCTGGATGCCCACAGTGGCAGGGAGTTTGGGGAACTCAAGGACCGTAGTTGATTCTTAAAAAGTTCATTATAGGGATAGTTCATATGGCTAGGGCTATCCCAACTTTTTAAATCTTTAACTATAGGGAGCTTTGATATGAATGATAGCATGAAGTCACAGCAATTTCAGTATCAGAATTATAATGCTGCGGAATTTGAACAGTTTCGCAACGCAGTTCAAGCAGATGGTTTTACCGTAACTCAAAATACAATTGATACTGTATCAGGTCATATTGGTTCCTTGACTTATTTGACTGGCTTCTATAATAGAAACCAGCAAACTTTGACAGTTACGGTGAAAACCTCACCGTGGCAATCCCTTCAGGACGTAGACTTGAAGAGTAATGTAAATCGGGTAGTTGCCCGTGATACTGAAGCTGAAACCAAGGTTAATGCAGTTCCACTGCAAACTCCGCCTGCAGCTACAATAACGCCCCTTGGAACAAACAAGAATATTGTTCAACCTCCAGTACCGCTAAAGGTAGCAGAACCAGCTAAAACACCTGAGCCTGTAAAGACTCCTGAGCCTGCTAAAGTTGCACCTCCTGTCACATCTGTACCAGCTCAAACACCGAAGCCTGCTCAAACTCCGGCTCCGGCTCAAGCTGCCCCTGCAACTCCTACCGAGTCAAAGTAGGGGCTGGTGTGGGGAGTTTTGGCGTAGGTGACTCCGCTACTCCCCACTTAACTTTATCATCGCATCGACTGAGGGGGACACTATGGCGAGGAACATCTATCAAGTATCAGGTGGACCTTGGCACTATTGTGGCCGGTGCGATGATAAAGTTAAAATTGGTCAAGAAACTTGGCAGAATGGTGTATTACTCTGTCCGACTTGCGTAGATAAATTTCCGCAGTCGCCTGGAATTAGAGAGCGTATGATAGTTCAACGTCTCGATGACGGTAAAATTGAGTTCATGCCTGATCCTAAACTAACTAATCCTGATAATAATATTGATAAGGATGACAGTGATGTTCAGATAGTTGGTTTCTAATAACGCTCCGCAACCGTGGCCTGACACACGTAAACTCTCAGGTGGGAGATTTTAAATGCACACTGCAGGATGGCTAACTCAAGGTAAACCAAACACAGATTTAGAAATTTTCATTCCCGCTGTACAAGGAATTACTTCAACTGGTCCGGGTGTTGTACCAAGTCCTGCGGCCAGTATAGTATCTATTGGTGGTGGACCGGCGGGCGTATTATTCTCTGGTGCTTCTATTACCGGAGTCCTGTACTATCCCTTAAATCTTCTACTTCGCACTGGTATTTTGCAGAGTGCCAACTTTGCTACAAATACTTCGCAGGAAGCTTTTGGAACCAAGGCTAGTACACCTGGCCCATCTGCTGTATCAGGAACTTCTGGTCCCAGTGGCTTTAGTCCCGATGGTGTAATTCCTCCCATTCTTGCTGTAAATCTTCCAACTCTTAAAGGTTCTACATCTGGTTCTTCTAAAAAAGGTATTCAGATTAACTGGATTGATTATGTCTTCCAAGTGCTGACTGCTATTCCAACTGCAATTACAGGTACGTTTTCTATTCTTGCATTTCCAGTTGGTGCTGATGCTGCACCTGTTGTAGTTAAAGCTCCTACAAGTCAAGCACTTGGAAAAGCTATTAACACAGCTTCTCACTATCATCGTGAACGGCAAACTCTTGCAAATCCGTTTATGATGACGAATGACGGTTCGTATCCGGCTATTCAGGTTACGAACGTTCTGAATACTACAGGAACTGTTGGTCATCTTGGAATTGTTGTAGGCTGCTCTTACAACTTTAACTAAAGTTACTATTTAATCCTAACCCAGTTTGACATGAATCTTAGGAAAGGAGAAAAATGGCAAACTTTTTGTATGGACATCAAGCTGTATTTACAACTACTCAGACTACTCCAATCGCTAACTTTAGATCAAATCTAAAAGTTCGCGGTGGAGTTTGGTCTGGTATGGCTGCAGCTGCCGTTTTAACTATTGTTGATCTTGCTGGTAAGTCATTTACTTATGTTGCACCTACAGGAGACGATGTAAATATTGGTCCTTTAGGCTGGCTAAGAGGAATTACTATTCCAGTAATAGGTGGCGGAACACTGAATCTTTATCTTGATAAATAACTAGTTAGGGTGCGAAATGGCTTGGAAACTGCAGCAAGAAGACGGACATTTTAAAGCTGAGTGGTCCAACCCTATGCAGGGATTAGATACCTCTGCGCTTGCACCCTATACCAAAGGCTTAGTTGATTGTGCTAATTTTCTGATTCAAAATCAGTCTTTTATTGCTTCGACTTGGAATCAAATTCCGTTTGGAGATCAAGGAACTTTTGCAACTACAGCTCATCTTTTAGGTTTTGGAGAGCTAAGTTTTCCAGTTGCAGGTGGCTCTGGACCTGCAGACGTTGGAGATAAGTTTTTCTATATCTCACAGGCTTCAACCTCTGATCTATCTGCTCATGTATCAAACTATATAGGTGAAGCAACAACCAATGTTGGTACAGTATCTTCAGATGGTGGACAAGCTTTAGGTCAATTAACTTGGAAAACAATCAATCAAACAACCTATTTATCTGCGCCGGGGCTTTCGCAGCTATTTCAGATTGCTATTGATCCAGTCACTTCAGCGATTACTTTTACTGAATTAACTGATTTACTTGGCTGTAAGTTTCTTAACGAGTTTAATGGAAGATTGATTGCACTTAATATTTATCAACTGCAGACTGGACCTCCACCATTTGTGCAGAATTTCCCATATCAAATTGCTTGGTCTGCAGGTGGGCAGCAGTATGGTATCTGGAACGTTCTTGATGTTAGTGGTAATGCCACAGGAGCGGGATTTAATAATCTCCCCGACGTTGAGGATGAAATCACAGGTGGCCTATTTATAGGACCAACTGTATATATCATTAGACGTGCAGGAATTACTGAAATGACTGCATTGAACAGTGGTATTCAACCCTTTAATTTTGATCATATGTGGGCTTCACATAAGGGAGTTGGTACAGTATTTCCTGATACTATAGCTCAATATGGTCCTAAAGGTGTATTTGTAGCTAACGATGACATCTATACTATTGGACTTGACGGGATTGCTACCATAGGTGGTTCAGCTAAAAGAGCGATTTATCGTGATCTTAAGAATGCAACCATAGTTAAAGCTAGCATGGTAGCACTAAATATTAATGATTGTCCTGAACTTTGTTACGTTTTGGCAATGCAAGTTAACAATGGTTCCATTGTTAAAACCTATGTTTATGGCTTTGAAACTAAACAATGGATGATTTTAACTCTTGGAATAACTATAACTCCAGTACGCTTTCTTGTTTATATTACTTCGCTGTTGATGTCTAATACCATCCTAACCTTGTTTGATGATAGTGTTAGTTGTGATAGCATTGTAATTGCAACTCAAGATACGAATGCAGTGCCAAAGTTTTTCTATATTCCATTGCTTCCTTCAAATAGTGGTACGATAGGTTCAATCGGAGAAAGTAGACTTAATTTTCCTCCCGTGCGAGTTCAAACATTGAAGGATATAACAATTGATTCTTTGGTAGTTTATGCGGAAGGTACTACAGGTGATACGCTTCAACTCAGTGTTGATGATATACCATTTCAGCTTATTACACTAGGAACTGGCAGAGATTCAGCAAAGAATCTCTATACAACTTATCCAAGTACAAAGCCAGCGATGACAGTATTACAGCCCGATCTTTTATTGGAAGCGAGTGGTACAATTGCTCTGGGCGAAATTAGCATGGAAGGAACAATTGGAGAAGGACGTAGACCATGAAGCCAATTGATCCTAGTATTATTCATATTAAAGACGCAGGCATTCTCAGGTGGGCTCAGTCTATATTTAAGACGCTCACTTCAAATACTGCCCTTGCTGAAGGTAATTTGCAGGATAGCAATGGAATATATACTTCCTTTAATATTGACAACGGAAATGGTATAATGTTCCGGGTTGGTGCTGCTGGCACTGGTCTTACATATGAGTGGGATGCTGGAACATCTCAGGTAACTATAAACCATGCGCTAGGGCGCCAACCCATTGGATTTATACTTTGTGATATAGATGGAAATGCTAACGTTTAGAGTATAAATCCACCTACCAAAAGTATCATGCAACTTCAGATTTCTGACAATACTGTAAGTGTAGACGTTTATATTTTCTAGGAGTTAATTATGCCCGCAGGCTTTGGTAATTTTACATTTGCCGATTGTTACCCGAATATCATGGAATATTCGGCAGGGCGTGTTTTCACTGAAGACAATATGAACAAATGGCTCAAGCGTTCAATTCTTGAGTTAAGCAAAGATTATTGGTTTCAAGGATTGCAGGAAACAGGACCATTTGTTAATTTTATAGCTGGTCAATCTGAATATAGTCCCAGCTATTTTAGTCAGCCTGCAGATGCAGACCTTGATCTAAATAAAATTGTTTCCTTTGGAATGTACTATCAAGTAGGTTTAACAGCAGCTACTCTTCAAACCAATACCACAAATCCTTTAACAGTTCTGAGATATAGAGAAATAGCTAGTGCTGAGAATACTATGGCTATTACATCTTTTCCAGCTTATTGGTCACGCTGGAAAGGTCAGATATTTATTTCTCCAAATCCACAGTCGGCTAATCTTTGTTTCATGCGTTATCAAAAACAACACCCCTTTACAGACCCATTAACTGGTGATATAGTGGTTTTGTTAGATGACGATTGGCAAGATATCTTGGAATATTGCGCAGCTTATCGTGGAGCTATCTCAGTGCGACTCTATGATGTAGCTTCAAATCTACATAATATTGTCTATGGTGATCCTGAGTTTCAGCGCAGTGGCGGTCTTAAAGGCCAGCCCGGTCTTATCTTTGGTAGAGTTTCGCAGTATCAGCGTGATAGCTCAACAACTACGCGTAGTATTCAACTTCGTAGAGCTTAATTTTGAGGTGTTATTATGGCTACAGTTCCAGTTGGAGTCGCAGGTGGTGCAGTAACAGGACAAGCTAATAAAGGAATGCCTGTATTAGGTAATAGTGCAGGTAATAATCAGTTTAGTCCTGTAAGTGCAATTCCAGGTGGTAGAGCAGGAGGTAGTCCTGTAAATGGTGTATCTAAACCTATTACATCTCCTGTAGCTAGTGCAGGTGTAACTGGACAGCCACCTTCTTCAGTTCCGGGCGGAGTTATGACTAAACCCGCGCAGGGAGGTAATGTTCAAGCTCTAGCAAGTCCTGCAACTCAAACTCCGACTGCTACAGCAACAGCAACTGCAGCTACAACTCCCGCTGGCAATAATGGAAATACGCTTGCGGGTTATACTCCGCAGCAAACTCAACAGTTACAGAAGCAACTAAATGACATTTATGGTAAAGGTGAAGGTGGACTTTTAGGTTCATTGCTCATGAATTTGGGTTCAAATGACTCAAGTTATATGGATGCCTACCATCAAGCTATGAGTAAATCGACAGCTGAAGGTATGGCAACTCTTGATACTTCGCTGGGTAATGCTGGTATTAGTTCTAACTCCAGTGCCGCAGCTATTGAAAAAGCTGATTATATGAGTGGTGTAACTTCTCAGGAAGGTCTGCAAGAACAACAGCTAATTCAACAGCAACAGCAAGAAGCTATCTCACTAACTCAGGGATTACAGAGTGATGCTAAAGCCGAGAATAGCACTAGCTGGCTTGATACTTTATCTCAAGTTGTAGGTATTGGTGGTTCAATTGTAGGTGATGTAACTGGTCTTTCAGGTGTTGGAAGTTCTATTGGTAGTATGTTTAAAGGAGCAATCCCATCTCTTTCAGGTTCTGCAGGTGCAGGAAGTGCTGGTCAAGCTGCTCAACTTCCCGGAGCTATTTCAGGTGGTTATTCTGGGCCAGTTCCGATAAGTATTGGTTAATTTAAGTTTGAATTGAGGTTAGTATGGCAACGAGTTCAACTGTACCTTCGGCTCCCCAACAACAGCAATCCACTGCGGCTAGCGGGGTTGATATCATATCGCAGTTAATTACTGCAGCTAGAGGCGCAGATGAACGTGCGGCTAAAACTGCACAGGCCGCAACTGTGCCAATTTCAGGTGGTCATGTAGCTCCCACGCAGGTTAATTCGCCCAGTGCAGGTCATACTTATCAGCAATTTGGTATGGATGAGCGTCAAGTTACAGGTAAACATCAAGCTACAATGCAGGGCTTAGCTAACTTGAGCAAGTCAGTTGCTAACGTAGTAGGTCAAGTTACACAGATGCAGGATCAAAAGAAGACTCAAGCTCTGTCAGTTAATATTGAGCATCTTATGACTGCTATTTCTAGTTCTGATCAAGCAAAGCAAGTGTTAGCTCAAGATCCCAATAATGCTGAAGCTAAAGCACAACTACAGAAAGCTGAGGCAATCCAGAATGAAGTCCTCGGAGATGACAAGAATCGTAAGGCAATCGCCAAGGCATACAACATCAACTTTACCGATCCATCAAAGAATAATACTCCTGAACATGCAGCCCTTAAACAAGCCACCGATTCATATGCAAAACAGTTTCAGGATAAGATTCCAAGTCAAATGGCCCCGAATCAACAAGCTATTGCTGAAGCTAAAACTGCTGCGACTGAGGCTAAAGCGACACACGACCTTGTAGATAAGCTTGCACCAGCCATAATTGCAGCGACCTCGCGCGAGAATGTAGCTACAACTGCAGCCCAGAGTAGAGAAGCAGCGGCTAAAACTCAAGCTGAAGCTCGATATAACTCAGCTAAGTACACTGCAGATCAGCACTATAATGCAGCTATTAAAGGTGCTAATATTCATGTTGCAGGTATGCTCACTGCAGTCAAACAGAGAGATGAAACCTTAATTAAGACTGCTCAGATGCGTATTGATGCTCTAAGTGGTAAAGATGGTAGCACTCCAAAAGCACAGCAAGAAGCTCAAAAGGCTTTCGATTCTATTTCAAAAGCACTTGAAAAGATGCCAACAACAATTGATCTTCTGCGTCAAGAGAGAGCTAAAATTCAAACGGAAAATCCCAAGTCTCCTCAGATTGAAGCTTATAATAAACGAATTCATTTTCTTGAATCTCAGGGTAATCTTTTAGCTATAAAACAGGAAGAACTCGCTGATAGATTAAGTAGTGCAGGTCAAACAGTAATTCCAGGTGAAGATACTCCTCCTGCTACTAATCCTAATTACGTCAATAACTCTGATGATGACGATTCCGACAACGCTGGAGAAGGTTACGATCAGTAAAGGCTTATTATGGCAGATGTAAATAAAATTGGACAAACGGCTTTACAAGATGCGCCGTCTTCTATTAGTCGTTTATTGTCTTCTATTAAGCCTGTTTTTTCTGCTTACAGTGGTAAGTCTAAAGGAATTGGTACTCAACCTAACAATGAATCTCCTATCGCTGGAGTTCCAGAGGGAAGTTCCAATCAGATTTTAGTAACTGATCCAGCTAAGTTTGCTCAATCACCGGGTCAAGTTGCAGTACATGAAGCTGTACATACGATTCAAGCCAACTTAACTCCTGAACAATTAAAAGGTATTCCTCCTGATACTGGTAATCCTTTAGTTGTACTTGATCCTGAATACCTGAAAAAGCAGCGCGCATCTGGTAAAACTCTTCTACAATTACCTAAAGAACAGTGGTCTTATTTATCTCAGTTTTATCAATCAAAGAAAGAAGCTTTTGAAAAAGGCTTCATTGATAAGAAAGAGATGAAACAGGTCGAAGATACTTATGGACCTTGGATTAAGGACTTCGACAAAGTTAAACTATCCACTATTATACCTACTGATTCAAATTCAGCGGGGAATACTATCGTGACGACTCCGCGTGCTCCGCTTACGCCGATTGATATGCAGCAGTCTACAGTTCAATTTTCACCTACGTCAACTATTCCAACTACTACTCCGACAGACAGAAATAGATATGAGCAACAGACGGCTGATATGGGACAACTCATAAAACAGAGTGATCCTGAGTTTCAAAAGAATTTAGCTAAACCTGTTAATTGGATGCAGAAGAATCACTCCTATGCAGCAGATGCAGGCGCAGAGAAACCCGCGAGTTTTCGTCCGAATAAACAACATGGAATATTTAAGAATAATTCTGAGGATGAAAAAAGACCTGAAGGCGGAGATACATCTCAGGCGCGAGATTTACGTCAGCAATTAATCAAAAATCGCATAGCAGATGTAGAAAATCCTGTCCATAAAAATCCTTTTGCTTTTACTCATCCGTTAGATAGACAGGCGGCTACCTTTGCAAAAGCCCAACGTATCATTAAGAATCCAGGTTTTGCTGCCTTACCTAGTGACAAAAAAGACTACATTCTCAGTAACTACTATGATAAGTATGTCGTACCAGTATACAAAAATTCCAAAATAGAACCTCCGGCCAAAGACGTGTGGGTGGGCCAGATTCAGAAAGGCTTCTTTAAGACTTCTGATTTCTATGAGTATAGTGAGGCTACCAATAAAGACGCCGCTTCAGACCTCGCTTCCAGTGTGGCACACGCCCAAGCTAGTGCAGTTCAAACTGCAGGACATATTGGACACGCTATACTTATGGCGGGAGTTAAAGTTGATAGAAAGTTACTCGGGATTACGAATTTCTTCCCAGGTAGCGCTCTGCATAGCTGGACAGCCGAACAAGCTGATTTTGACGCCCGACTCGCTAAACCAGCTCTCAAGTTATCTCAGGATGTTATAGATCGTCCTACCTTTTGGCTCGATACACATCCTACACGTAGTTATACTGAAAAGGCAGGGAGTATTATAGGTGAGCAGCTTGTTCAATTACCTCTATACGCAAGTATTGAGGCTCCTCTGGGTTTGCTCGGTAAAACTATTTCGAGTACTGGTACAATTGGCAAAGCTGCTAATTTCACTCGCCGCTTGGCTACATCAAAAACAGGGCAATTTGCAGGTCGCCGTCTTGCAGAGGCGAGCAGCGCGTATATAGGAGACATTTTTAGTGAAGCTCCTGAAGGTAATCGCTCTACCGATATGGCTATATTTATGGGTCTTGGTATGGGTGGAGAAGCCCTTCGTGCATTAGCCAAACCTATAACTCGCACAGTTATGAAGAAAGTGATTGCAACTAATGTTGCAATTGGTGGTAAAGTTCTGCATGAAACTATTGCAGATCAAGCTGCATTTGAACTTGAACATAACATAGTTGGAACTGATGCTGCAGGAAATCCTATTGTACATGATCCTACTGTGCATGGTCCTGAAGACTTTCATAATCAGATGAAAGCTGCGCAGGATGCTGATCCTGTTAAGCATTCGATGATTACTGCGGAGAAAATCTCGCAGAATGCAATGTCACGTCAGATGTTTGGTAAGCCACTTAATCAGCTTAGCCAACTACAACGACGCAGAGTTAGAGTTGAACTTGCACATATGACTTCGGAGGCAACTGAAGAAATTCCGATTCATGTTCCAGAAGTAGCCCATCATGAAGTTGAAACTAAACTTGCGGAAGATGTACAAATTAATCCAGAACTAGCAGCTACTTTTCAGGGACTTGAGGCTAAGTATGGCGCAAAAATTGTCGATTCAGTCGTCCAAACGGAACAAGATAGTATTGCTGTCGAACAGGGAATTAAATCTTCTCAGGGAGCTACAGAACGAATTGGGCGAAACCAGAAGATATTGGATAAGAAAAATGCAGACTTGGGAGCGGGCGGGACATCTAAATCGAGTGCTCCAAAATCTAAAGAAGACCAAGTATTCAACGAACTGAGTGATACAGGTAACGTTAAGTACAATCGCAAAGATGAGAGTTTTGATCTTAAGTTTGCAAGCAAAGTTGATAAAGCTCTTTATCGTGTTTCAAGTACTCCACAGCGATTTGGTGGTCCAGAAACTAAAGCAAGATTAGCTTCACACGATAACGTAATGCGTAAGCTTCGCAACTTCTTTCCAGGTACAGCGGATGCTGAAATTAAAACAATGGCTGGAACTATCAAGACTCAAATTGATAGTCAAATTGCGCTGCGCAGAGCTGATCCAACTTTTAAAAATAATACTCATGCTGAACCATATACAATACATCTTTCCAATCTTTATCAGGCGGGAAAAGATTATGTTCACGAAGACTTACCTAAGAGTTATGTATCGTTCAAAGCTCAAACGCTGGCGCATTTTACAAATCCCTTTAATTCCGCTGCTTCGAAATCAAAACAAAGTTTGGCGAAGTTCGTGGACGGAATGGATGACGCTGACTTTGTTCAAGAAATCAGCGACCAGATGGGGAATCAGATTAAGTTTGAGAAATCCCATGATATGTTACTCTGGGGATTGCATCACTCTGACGGTATCCCATCTCCAATAACAAATAAGATTAAGAAAGTTCTTCATGACAATGATCCAAATGGAACGATTGCATCTTGGAAAGATGAAGGTCGCAGACTTAGTGCCCACATTGATATGCTTGCGATGTCAGGAAGACTTGATACGGAAGGAAATGTTTTCCGCTCGACAATTACGACATCTTTCACTGGTAGAACCAAATGGCAGAAGGAAGCTGAAAAAGAATCAGCCTTAGAAGAAATTGAGAACTTCAAGAACTCTATGGCTCCATATGCAAAGAACTTCAAGGATGAGTACAATGCGGGACTTAAAGAATTGGTCAAATTGCAGAAATTACGCAGTTCATCTAAAACAGATGCAGATTTCTTTGCTTCGCATGACAAAGTTAAAAAAATTCTTGAGAAGGCAGAAGGTGGTAAATAATGCCTATAAATACTCAAATAGTTAAAGATTTAGCTGAAAAAGCAGGCAAAGAATTTGAGCCTTATATTAGATCAATAGGGCATAGCTTATCGCAAACTGAAGAAGGTAAAGATGTAGCTGGTTTACTTACGAATTATAAACGTAAGAGCGATCAAATATTTGCAGGGCTACATGAAAAAGCTACCCAGGATCATACTGCAGGCTTGATTCCAAAGATGCCTGAATCTCAAGAGATGCTTGGTCAAGCACGCACGGCTGCACGTACAGCTACTTTCGGCTCTCACGATGCCGCTCTTACATTTCTAGCGCAGCAATCTCATAAGAATAATGGTCATTTAGCAACGCAGAACATGATGGATAACATTGCCATGTATCTGCATGAAGACCAGAGGATAGGTGGCGATGAACACATATCTAGATTCAAGCGAAATGCTAGAGACATTATTGAGAAAAACGATCCAAGATATAAGCAAGCTAAAGCTCACGCTAAAGAGAATGAAATCTCTCTTGATGCTGCTATGGATCAGCTTGGTATTAAACAGTATAATACTGTGTCTGGCTATCATCGTCCGGGCCAGATTGAAAGATCCGCTACTAATTTTATCTATAGTCGTTTTAGTCCACTTATTGCTATTCCTCATTTGGGTACCATTCTTAATACTGTCAAATCGACTCAAACAAGTGCTCTCGTCAAAGCATTCGTTGAAACAACTAATTTTAAGTCGCTTGGAGAGCTTAAGAAGCAACATATCGCAACCGGACTTACAGCAGAAGGTGCCCTTCGATCAATGCGGGCGTTTGAAGATAGCAGAAACGGTGTTATTGTCAAAAGGCTTCCGGGATCGTTACAAGATGTTATAAGTAAAGTAACTTCAACTCCAGGGTTTAATTATGTACGTGATTGGCAAATTGCTTTTACTGGTTCTGCTACTTATCATTCTGCTATAGATCACGCAGCTGAACTTGCTAAGAATCCCGATAATAAACTCGCGCGTGCGAGATTAGAGCAGTATGGAATGACGCCTGCGGATTTAATGAAAATCAGAGAGACTGGT